CGCTAGTATGTTTAAACAACCCTCCGTTTTTGATTTCAAAGGACGCTATTGGGATATAATCGACCATACTATAATGTATAAGCATTGGCTGTAGATAGTCGTTTAGAAGCGCTCTTTGGTCTGCTGTGACTGAGTTATTAAGTATTGCGTCGCTAAGTTGGTCGTATAAAGCTGAACCACAATATATTTGCAAATGCTGAAACTGACTAATTTTAATTACCTGTATAAAGCGGTCTGTGTCTACTGATCCGTTTATGAATGTATTTTTTACTAAGTCTGTCCTATTTATAAAAAGTGCTGTAGCCATTTCTTATTAGTTATTATATCGCCAGTAATCATTACCAGCATTAGCTGTTTGCGCCACTTCTGGTGCGTTTTTTTCTATTTGTGCCTCTTTACGTAAGCTAGGGTCTAACTCGTTTATTCTACGTCTAGCCTCAGTTACTGTTATTTTCTTATTGTTTTTTCTTAAGTACGTTCTACGCTCCCAATAATGGCGGCAGTTAACACCGCCCTTATAAAGAAAAATATTATAATCATTAGAACCACCAACACCTAAGCCTGGATTTACACCGTCTGCGTTTCCGTTATAGCCAGGGTTGTCACTATCTAAGTCTTCTACTCTATATATTTTATTGTTAAACATTTTTTGGCAAAAATCACGCTGTGGGTTATTGTTTCCAGCGTATGCGTAACGTACTTTTATAATAAGCGTGTCTTGATCGCTTGTTTTATTTGGCGTACTTCTAACTACACTAGCTAAATTTAAAGCACTATGTATGTTTTTGTCGTATTCATTAGCTGGTGTGGCGTCTATTAACTCCCATTCGCTAAGGTCTTCTTCTTCGCCTATATCTTTTAGTCTTTCGTATAAATCTTTACGCATTTTGTCTGCGTCTGAAAGTGGTACACAGTTTGGCACTTCTTTACCGTCTTTGATCTTTGTACCTATTTGCTCGTAATCTTTCCAGCAAGGTTCTTTAAGGTCGTGACTTTTACAAGGCATATACCACGTCTTACCGTCTACTTCGTGTTCGTGATGACCACCGCAACCCATTTCCTCAGCTACAGCCTCTGCTTCCTCTTTTGTATCGTAAGCTGTTTTACCATCTATTTCTTTACTAGATAGTGATAATTTCTGTCCTGTTTGCTCTTCTACTTCCTCAGCTGTTGTAGCGTTTGTTAAGTCTACAAACTCTAGTGGCTGTAAGGTCTTTACGTATAGTTTTAAGCTCATTTCGTTGTAAGCTAGTATAGAATCAAAGGCTTTTAAAATAAGGTCTTGAAACGGCGCTATAACGGTATTGTCAAAAAGTATACTTGCCTGGCGTAATTCGTCTGAATTTGACGAAAACCCTGTCGACTTGTTTATACCTAAAAGTAACGGACTTGTAATCCTGTGTCCTATGATTATTTTTTGGCTACTCTCTTCACTTAAAAACTGATATTGCTGGTGTGCGTCTGAAAGCTGTATAGTCTCTACAGTCGCTTGCTCTTCTGAGCCATTATTAAAGGCTAGTATTATACGTCCAGCATTTGACGTGCCTGTATATTTTTGATATATTTTATTTTCTATTTCTCGCTGTGTGTCTTCGTCTGGTATGCCAGAGTTCATATTCATAAGCATACTTGGAGCCATACCGTTGAGTAGCGAGTTTAAATGAAAGTTGCTTATTTCAGACTCCATTTCTATATATTGCGTCGCTCCTTGGTAATCTACAGGGGAATAGTAATAATATCCAGACTTATATGGTTTTATGTATAAAATCTCTATGTCTTCCGTAGAAAACCCAAACGCTGGTATTCTTTTTAGTTCGTCTCCGTTTTTAACTTGCGTCCAGTCTGGGGAATAGTAATAGGCTTCAATTTCTCCGCTTTCTTCATTACATTTCTCTGCACGTAAAGTCTCTACAGGATAGTGTTCTACTTGTACTATCTTAGTTCTGTCTGTGTTATATATAACTTGTATACTAGCTTGACCAAATAGCTTTAAATCTATCGCTAAACGACTTAAACAGTCGTCTGTAAATAGTTTTTTCATTACAGCATATTCGTTAGGCTTTTTGTTGCTGTCTAAGGCGTCAATACCACGACCAGCGATTAACTGTGCAATTCCGTTTATAGCAGCTGAGTTAGTTGGCGATCCGTTAAACAAGTCGTTTAGGAATCCAAAGTAATTATTGTCTGCACCATACTTTACAAACTCGTTATTTTGCTCTTCTACTATCTCTGGACTTGTATAAGTACCTAAGTTAATAAATCTAGGTGTAGCGTTTTTTACGCCAGTGCTGGGTTTCTGTTTAAATTTTTTCATATTACTATATAGTCGTTACTATAGCTGTCGTTGGTTATATAAAGGTCTTTATTTATGCTATACTCTTCATTATTGTTTTGGTTAATAGCTTGAGCTGTGCAAAATATTTTGTCTGTGTTATACTTCCTACCAGCCACAGAAGTACTAGTTAGCTTCAAATCGTAAAAATGCCCTTCTAATAAAGTAAATACGCCTGTAAATTTTAAATAGTCGTTTTCTTTTACCATTGTAGTAGTATATGACGTTGTAACGTTGGTTTGATCGTCTCTAAGCTCTATTACGTTGCTAATAGCGTACTCTCTGGGTATAATGTAAAAGGTTTGCTCGTTTGATGTCGGTTTTAACACTCTCATACATATATAACGTAAAATATTATTTTTTTGCATAAAAAAAGAGCGCATCTCTGCGCCCTCTCCATAGCCTTAGCATATACCTAATATAACCCCTTATTATGCTGGCTCAATTTGTCCAGACTCTACATTGGATGTAATTACAGATGCCGCTGTAAAGTATGCTGGTAAAACTTCTTGTGCTGTAAAAGTCAGTGCAGAAAAACCAGAAAGGTCTCCGTACGCTTGTCCAGTAGTAATTGAACCTCCAGAGCTATGTACTCCGTTAGTCGCTCCCATTAAAAAGTAGTTACCGTTGTAGTCTTCTACAAAAACGTGTGTTCTAGCTTTTAATAAGTCGTTTAGCTCAAACTGTGTTAGTTTGTCTAGTTTCTTTAACGTTACCGTTAATGTCTGCTCGTAAAATACGCTACCGTTTTCAGCAGAAGCTGTTACAGCTTGCTCTAGTCCGTTAGAACCTTCTACGTCGTATTTGAATAGTTCTGGACTACCAGCTATGCTTTCTAACTCGCCTGTCGTTGCACTTACTGTTAAAGCGCCTAGAGTACCAAAATCGCATACGTAAAATGCTTTAATGCCTCCGACTGAGCTAGTGCAAGGTAAAGTACGTCCGATACTTAGTGAATTGCAACTCATTTGTTTATATTTTTAAAAGTTAAAAAAAAAGGGGCGGTAGGCGCAAATCGGCTTACCTACCCCTAAATTTATTGATTAGTTAATTATGATAAAGTATACAAAGTACAGTCTTGTGATACTCCGTATTGAACGCCAGCTTGGAAACGAAGAACAATTCTCACGTTGTCTGAACCGTCTAAATCAGCCATATCTAAAATCTTAGCAGAAGACTGCCCCATATCTGCTAGTAAAGCAGTTCCGAAGAATAGGTTAGATTTCTCAGCTGCTACCATATGATCTGCTGGCATACCTGGTGCTTTAAATACTTTGATACCTTCGAAAGTTAACCCTCCGTTTTCATACCATAAAGAACCTCTGTTGTCTACACCATTAGCGCCAACACCTCCACTTGCGAAACCTCCGAGGCTTCTCACATAGGCTTTAAAAGCTACTGTTGGTAAATATAAGTGTAAGTCTTCCTTACCGTATACTGCTGCTGGTATTGAGTCAACTAGTTTTCCAAGCTCTGCTATAATAGTAGAAGATGCAAAAGCAGAAGCTGTACTAGGTACGTCTATTACGTTAGCGTCAGCTGCCATAAGTGTAGTTAAACCGTCAAATTGTCCAGCAGTTGCATTTACACCACCCCAGATATTTTGCTCTGTTTTTTGTGCTACCTCAGCTGCTACGTGAGCCATAATGTAGTTACCAAAAGAAGATGGTAAGTTTTTGTATGCGCTAGCTCCCATTTCTAAAGCAAGATAGTCAGACAAAAAGTCTTTCTTACAAAGCTGTAGATTTACTTGGAAAGGCTCAACTTCTAGAATACGCTCAGAAAGTGTAATCTGGTCAGCTGTTACTGTAAAGTCGCAAGTTGCGTCTGTAATAATTCCAGAAGTGTCTAATTTTTTTACTACTTCTTTGTAAGCTACGTTTGGCTTAACTGTGATACCACCTTTGTCAATAGTGTCTCCAGAAAGTAACGCTGCTGAAATTAGCTCTCCAAGGTACTGTCCTTCGTAGCTAGTTGTGATTGTGTTAACACTACCGTTTCCTGTAATGTCTCTTAAATTTGTTTTTCTCATTTTATTAATTATTAAAAAGTTTGTTAAATACTCTGTCTTTTGTTGTATTGTTTAAATTACCTTGTGCGTATAAGTTTTGTGCCGCTTTTTGTTTTGTCTCTGGGTTGTGCTTCATAGGCTTACGAGCTGGCTTTTGGCTAGACATTTTTTCTTTTTTGTCTTCTTCCTCTTCTTTTTTGTCGTCCATTTCAGATAACTTTTTCTTAAGCTCTTCTACTTGCTCTTTTACCTCTTCGATAACTGGAGCAATAACCTCTACAACTGCCTCTACGATAGCAGCTACTTCTTCGACAGCCTCTTCTGGCACGTCTTCAATAACAACTTCTTCTTCTAGTTGCTCTTCTTTAATTTCTTCAGTCTCTTCAGCTGCTGCTTCTTTTACCTCAGCGATCATTCCTTCTTCAGATACGACGATAATTTTACCGTCAGACGTAGAATAATCTCCAATAGGTAGTGCAATACGCTCTTCGTCAGAAACTATAAAAATAGCTTGTCCAGCTTCAAAGCTCTCAGCTTCTATAACTGTCACGCCATCCTCTAGTGTTTGCTGTGCTAAACTTACTTTAGCCGATAGCAAAGTCTTAATTTGCGATAACATTTCTGTTGGTTTCATATTTATTATTTATTTATTACTATTTATTTTTATAAAAAATTGTTATTACCAGTTATGTTTATAGTCTCCCTGTATAATGAAATAAAATCGCTATACATTTCTTTATAGTTTTCTACCATAAAAATAATTTCGTCGTACCCCTGTATTAAATCTGCTGGGTCTAT